TCCGCCCCAGCCCGCACGTAGGTCTGGTATTGTATTTGTTTAGGCAGTGATTTTCTGCGTCAGGTTGTCGCTCCTGATTGCGGGTGAAACTTTCCACCATATACATGTGTGCATAGCACTAGCTTATTTTGTTTCCTAGTCGCTCAAGGCATTCGGACATAACAATTTCCACTAGACATCTACTTAACTCGCATCGCGAGCGCACACCTGTAGTTCTTCTCTCTTAACGCTTAGACCGGCACAACGGTCGCTGCATTCAAGTAGTTCAGCGTGGGACAACAGAGGAAGAAGTGAAGGGAATAATCGGTCCCGATGCCAAAGTATCGTTCAACAGCAAATCCGGCGATAGGGTTATTCACCGAATCGAAAGGAAACTCTACACAGATCGTATCGTAGACACCACCGTCATAACGGCTTCCAGTGGATGGATTGGTGCACTCGCGGGGATCAGTTGTCTGGAACTTGAATGGCGTGTATGCAGGGAAGGAGACACTGTGTCCGTTGGTGGTATGGGTGTGAGTCAGGGACGCGCCAGCACAAGTGGAATTGCTATACTTCCAGTAGTTAGCTTCAATGATGTTCGTGTTTGTATTCGCTCCACTCTGAAACCCAGCTGAGTAGCCGGGGAAGGAGTAATTATAACGCGAAACGCGGGAAGTGATAGGTGTAGTTCCTTTGTGAGGGTTGTATGACCAATTCATGGAGCCACGCTGAGCAAGAAAACAGTTCGCAATCAGATGCCACGGGGACATCAAGGCGAAATTGAAACTGAAGTTGCTTGCTGGTACTAGTGTGCCCTTGGCCGTGTTCCATCCGGATGGATCGTATCCGTAGTAGGGAGGGAAGCGAGTCTGGTTGATTCGGAAAGTGCCGACGGTGTTGGCTGTGTGTGCCGGTATGTATACGACATCCAACAAGTTTTTCCGTCGGAGGAGTGTCCTGAGAGAGCGGACTGACTCTCCAAAATTCACCAATTCTCTATGCGACTCCACCCCACCCGGTGTACCCATGTTCATGGTCTCAGTAGGTTTATGCTCCTGATATTCTTCTGACTGCAGTGCAAAAGGTGTCATGTCAAAGTTGCCTATCGCTGGATTGGCGAATTCTAGATTTTCGGCGCCTCTAACAAAGACTTGAATACCCACACTCGCGGTGGTCGTTGGACCTGTGAGCGAAGTCAACACCTTGAGTGACAACATCCCATTTTGGAAGGTGTCAGCAAGAGTCAAAGCAGGAGATGTACTAGTCGTCCACGAAGATGCACTGATCTGCGCATTATTGTAACACCAAGGCAAGGCTTGTTGATACGGTATGCGCAACTCAACATCAGTTTCTGCTCCTAAGTCCACAATCTTATTGAAGACATAAGGGCCAGTGTCTGCTGTTGTTTGTACAGTGGATGAGTACGGATCGTAGCTTATGAGAACGCGACCTTTGTGAAAGGGTGTTGCAATAAAGCGGAAACGGAAAATGACATCGCCACGCCAGTTCCGAAACAGTGTGGACAGTAGAGCCATGGGAGTGAAATCGTATGTGGTGCCTGATACGTATCCAAGTTGCGGAGTCACTACACTCGTGAAGAGCGCGGTGTCGGCGGCTTGGGCGCTGGACCACGTGACATTCGTCAAAAACGATTCTCGCTGAACGAATTTAGAGATCGCCAGCTCATCTTCGCCATTTAGCCCCACAATCGACGGGTCCACAGACAGTTCATTCTTCGGATCCAACGCTAGCTTCTCATGGACATACCCGATCTTCGCCGTCGCCAATTGAGGAAACGGAGAGTTGCGTACAGGCTCAGTGTCGGAGATGACTGGCACGTCAGTGTATCCAAACAGCGTAGCTATCTTACTGACTGCCGACGCTCCTATGGTTGTCGCGCGCGCAAATTTCCCAATGTATGGTACGTCTCCAAGCTTCCTTGACGCAGCAGCAATTGCTGAAGCAGGAGCCGAGATGGGACCCACACCGTACTCATCGGCCTGCAGAGCAGGAGCGAGCGTTGGTCCAGCAACTACTACATCTTCCATCCACGCGTAACACTGGACTGTGACTGAGCTCGTGGCTCCATTGGCGCTTGCCAGCTGATTGTAGATGGTCATCGACACTGACCCCATCTGTGTGAAATCAGCCGCTACACCCACGCGCAAAAAAGACCTAGGCCAAATGAATGGACAAGTCATGACCGCACCTTCACTATGTGCTGGGTCCAACCACACTCCTGGAAGTTGTGAATTGGGCAGAAAGGAACTAGGGAAACTTGAGGTTCCACCGTATGCCTTGAAATTCTGCAGCGGAAGGTACATTGCACGCATGGAACCGTAGAGAAACGGAGAAGCATTCAGCACGAACTTAAGTTTGAGATTCCCTCGCAAAAATGCGTAATTGGTCAACTTGTTCTTGATGGACGCGTTGTCTGCGAAGAGTCGCCACACGTCTTGATTGAACAACTTGTAGCCGATTGGATCAGCCTGTGACCAAGTGAACGACATCACTCTCACAGGACGAGCCATGTAAGAGGCGAGATCAGCTGTTGTCTGTGCGTCAGCAAGCTCATAGTCCAGTGGTGAAACATCGACACCGACGGATGCTCCCTGATTGGAGTCCACGAATCCCGTTGTCTGACTATCTTGAATTGACATTTCGGGGACAAGTGGAGCTAGCAGCACCTCTTCTGATTGGAGTGTACAAGAGAAGTGACTGCAGCACTCCGAATCTTCACAGCGACTTTGAAAATTCATGTGCGTGTCGCAGTTTGGACAACGGAGTGCGTATGTGGAAGCGGTTTCAGCTTCCTCCCTATTTTGTTTTGATTTTTGATTTTGGTTCGCAAGTCTTTTTTATTAAATGAAGGGGTCAACTCACACCCACTCCAAGTCTTTTCGTTTCTAGAGCATCCCGAACTCTCACTCCTAAATAGGCGAACCCCCTGAAGGGTGGATTTACGTTGTTGCCGCACGCTTACATTACAAGAAACGCATAACATATAACACACAGATCGGCAACAAAGGATAGATTAATTCGGCAGCACGCTGCGCGGGTGCTCGTTCTCACACCCAAGTTCAGCACCCTCCACTCCCGAAGAGGCTGAATTGAACCGGTCTACCAGTTCGTCCCACTGCGGGGCACCTTTGTGTTGCAATTCAACCATCAGATTGTGTTCCTGTGCGATTTTCAAGATCCAGGATCGCTCCTCCTCGAACCTCTTCTTACCGTACCAGAACCACTCGTTGATCGCGGATGACATCACGCTAGCCATGTGCATCTCTGGCGACTCTGTGTCTGAGGGGTTGCAGATGGTGAGCATTTTCTGGATGGAAGCTTCCTCCAGCGGACACACGACTGCTCCCACATCCTCATCCCATCGCCACGAGCGCTTCAAGTAGCTGACTTCACGGATGTGGATGAAAGCTCTCGATTCACTCGACTTGTCAGCCATTGTGTACTCAACACCAATGTCCTTCAGAACTCCCTGGATGGCCGTGTGGTTGAACCAATTTGCTGATCGCGATACTCCCATAGCGTTGTCGTCCCCGTAGGTGAGTAGCGCCACGAACTCCTTGAACCGACGGGCCTTGCTAAACGTGTCACCTGAGAAAGGACACAATCGAACAAAGGCAAGCCGCATGTACAGACAGTTGACCAAGCAGTTGACGATGACCGTAAGCGGGTGCCCCGAAGGGTTGGATCCGATGAACTCAAGCAAGTCACCGTTGAAGTTGACGAAGGCGTAAGCAGTGTCCTCAGCAATGCAATCGATAATCACAAGCTCTTCTTCGCTCCACCCTGCAGCCGCCAAGACGATGCGAATGATGTAGAACGCCATGAGGATCAGAATCGCTTCCATCTTCTTGTCAAACTTGCCGTAGTCTCCAGCCACAAGTCTGTCCATGCCAAACTGCGTTAGGTACACGTAGTACGCTTGCCATTCCTTTGACTGCGCTACACAGCCTGGTGATGATTCAAACAGGAAAGGATTCTCCTGCATGAGTTTCACAAACGGCAATAGATACTTACGGACGACAAAGCTCCAATCAGCGGGGGCAGCAGTGAAGACACGCACCTGCCCTTTAGCAATCTTGGGCACCGGTCGAGGCTCATCCTTCAGCTGCCCACTGAACACTGGTGCTGCGCGCTGTCCCCTGGCATAGGCCTGTTCAATGTGGGCAATGCGCTCCATTACCTCATCGTCGAACATCATGTTACCTTCCACACCGTGCAAGTGAAACTTCTTGGACTCGTTGTACGGTTCTCCCATGGATGACTTGAAATTCATCTTGTCAATGAAGCGAACTCCGGGAACACCATTCACCGTCGCCTGATCACTCAAAGGTTCGAGCATCTTCAGGGACTCAGGGGTGAGGCCATCAAGGATGTCAGCGGCAAACGCCTCAGCTAGAGAACGCATCTCTCCAGGACTGACAGCACCGAAGTGCTTCTGCGTGGAATCGATCAGAGCGAGTCTCCATGGGCGCCAATCGCGTAATTGAGGAGCACCAAAGTCGACCTTCCATTTGCGGTCTTCCAAAATCCTCTCTCCCAGCAAGGTTGGTCTAACCTTTGATCGCGACGTGAAACGTGGTCCAACGTAACTACCGTAGCAGTTGACTGTGCCGTTCTCGAGCCACCTGAGAGGTGAGTGCTGATTCAACGCCCCGATCACCTTCTTGCGGGAAGAGGCGCTGATCATTGGCGTCGCGCACTGGATGACTGGTGCGCGGAAGTGTTTGTACGCTCTATCTACAACCTCAGAATCAAGCGCCGTCGACCACACCTGGCTATCGCGTCCCATGAGATGCAAGCCAAGAACAGCACAAGTCGGTTTGTGACTGATTAGCGCTGAGCCGCAGTCACCTACAACGGTAGGTGTCTCTGCAAGACCACCCCACGCCGGCAACACGACCCCTAGCTCGGCCACAGTAACTTCAGCGTACTGGACACACTTTACAGTGTTGATCTTGGTAGCGATGTTCTTGTCCCTAGTAACGTATGCGGCTGTGTAGCCGCCACGCAGAGTAGGACGAGCAATGAGCTTCCGAAGATCGCGCTTGGTTTCCCAGCTGTACACTTCAAAAAAGGCCAAATCACGCTCTGGAATCCGAAAGATGTCCGACTGACGCAACTTGAACGTGACGTTTGGAGACGCCCCTTGCAAATGCGGCATAACAGAGAGAGTGATCTCATACTCATCGTCACCAAAGAGCGTGTGGTTGTTCACCACCCACAGATGACCACCAGGACTGAATGCGTTGCCTTCACGAGCCTTGATGCCATTTGACGCCTTTATACGCGATGAATTGCGCTCAACGATCTTCAAGACCTGCTCCAACGGAAGATCGGCAAATGATGCGTTAACGTCAGTGCGATCAAACGTGGAGGTTTGATAGTCATCACGCTTCCACACATTCTCCTTCTCAGTGCGTGCGAATTGCGAACCATCAACGCTCAGTCGAAGACCTTGAACTTCCTCCTTGGGCGTGGTCACTTTCTGGAAGAGCCCATAAGCCACGACCAAGGCCGTGACAGCACCAAGACCAGCTAGCACCTTGCGCCAACGAGTAGAAATGAAACCACTGTGAGCCATATCTCCCATCCATTCAGCACTCGCTCGACTATCGCTGGAGCGCAGCAGAACCTTCTTCACTGCCCAACGTGCGAATCGCCACTCCATGGCTCGGTGTGTCCACTCTCGAATAGTGGGCGACGAGCAATAAATGGCGAGGTACTTGTCAATAGTCCAGGTAATGGCGCGCTCTCTCCAACTTACACAGCGAGCTGCGGACCGAGCAACAATCTCAGCCAGAACTTCGGCCATCTCAACATCTGATGCTTGAAGTTTTGGCGCCACGACTCCAGCTACCACTCGCACGGGAGTCGCAATTTGGCGAATACGTCCGTGGCGATCGCTGTAGGTAGCTAGTCTCACGTAGTTGTGCTCGTCGCTCGTGTTCTGGTAAACGAATCGCTCCTCGACCGTGATGTCTTCATCGATGATGCGGCTTGTGAAATCTTGTCCCAACTGACAATACGCTGGCAAAGCGTACTCTCGCGTTTGTAGCTCGGGTTCAGCTTCACTACTTCCGGCTAGACTCAGGACATCATCTCCCTCACTATCGTCAGCGCTCTGATACGCTTCAAAACCGCAGGCACAGAGCGAGCTGAGCAAACAACAGTCTTTGCAGACGTCCAGTTTTCGCATGGCTTCAACTCCTGCACCCGCTCGATTCTGAATCTCCTCAAAGTCTCGGATAGCGTGAGCGAACCAAGCAAGGAACTCGTGCACGTTGGTGAATTTTTCGACTTCCTCGTAACGAGCATGCTTATCGTCCACTGCAACGACTCGCTCGACAGTCACATTCCAGAAGTCAGGCCAACTATCCACAATGGGGGGCAGCGAAGCTGGATTGATCATATCGTGATCGTCCTCCCGAGCATATTTCAGCTTCGGCGATACTGTGAGAACAAATGGGAAGCGACGCTGAACCGCCACCGGGCACGAGAAGTATGCATGAGCATTCAAATGCTTGGTGTTGGTGGTAGCGATGCACATGCGAGCACGCATGGGGTTGCGGCCCTTATCTTCCAACGCTGCCTGGTTAGGTACCAGCGGAACATCGTTCATGATCTGAATGACCTCTTGGAGCGAATTGTCCTGAATGTTGCCGTTGGGCTCACAGTACGCGATATCGTCCAAGAGTAGAAACCACTTCATCGAATCCCATCCTGACCAGAAATCATCACACGAGTTGCGGGTGTACTTGAACTCATCATCGGTGGGAAGTGACAGGATCTTTCCTGCGTACTGGAACAGCATGCTCGTGAATGTTGACTTTCCAACGCACGTCTTACCATGAACCAGCAAGCTGAATGGTGGACGACGAGAACGTTGAGCTTCCTTGTACGTTGACAGATCGGCTTGCAACATGAGCATCTCATTCATCAATCGCTTGATGTTTACTAGCTCAATACTGCTGGCCTTGTCTCCGAACTTCAAGATCGCCTTGCCGTCGTCAATGCACTTGCGAACATCAGACATGAACTGGGGATAACTGGTACCTTGCGATTCCAAATCACCCCTGAACTGGTACTCTCGCTTGACCTTCTGGCACGCATCAAACCATGCACCAAAAGCCTTCGGACCAAAGAAAAGTGTCTCCCACGATCCTGACTTCACGTACAACAAACCGCGTTGAATGAACAAAGCGATGGTATCGAGAAGGGAAATGACAAAGTTGGGGCCCATCATGGGAGAGTGCAGTTCCTTAGCAGCAGCCCGAGCGGCATTCTCATCGATCTTGACTCCGACCATTTGAAGCACACCTAGCGCGATTGCATAGCGATACACTCGGCTGATTTGCTTCACCAGACTGCTCGACTGAATGGATTCCCAGTGTGAGATGAGACTGCGCAAGTCCGTTATGCGCTCCAGTACATCATCAGCACTCTGCAACTGGCAATCTTCGATGAGGCTAGCAGCAGCAACGACACTTCCGATGACACCGTTGATGATGCTTCCGCCCGATCGCAACTTCAAGAAAACTGTGATGGCCAAGATTTTGTCTACAGGCTCTCGCGCTCGAATCAATTGAATGATCAACAGAAGAACGTCCTCGACAAGACTCACAACCGCAGGATCAACATGCGACGTCAACATCGAGACAATGTCGATCTGCGAGCTCTGCAATTTTGCGCGGCGTTGGATGCGAGCGCCCAGAGCGCTGTCGCGTAGCTCGTTCTTGGAGCTGAAGTAACAGTGCTCATTGTCAATCTTCACTCGATACCGTGGAGCGCTCGAATACTCCTTGCGAAGTTCGAACTCCTTTGCTCGGGTCGAGAATGGCACCACCCACTTGGGGACAGTGCGAGCTTGCATATCTCGCATAAACTGTGGAGAAACGCCACCAGTCTTGGAGCTTTGCAAGCGGGAAGCCACACGCAGTGTGGCATAGGGGGGGACCACCATTAAATTGGTCTGGCTTTTGTGTGCACCCTTGGGCATGCACAACAGAGGAGAGACAAGTCGCATAGCAGCGAACTCGTCGGAAACTGGGTGATCCAGGCCCTTGGGCACCTGAATCGAGATCATGTTAGCGCGGGGAATCGTTGTCATGTTTGTTGTCTCTGAGTCTTGAAACCCGTTTTATTCTTTGGCCGGGGGAAGCCGCACCGTATACCTTCTTTGGAGAACACGGACTCCTAGTGGGGATTTCCACCCAACAAATATCTTTCCCTACACTACTACTACCTTGCCAAGCGGACCTCGGCTGCAACTGCAGCTGTATCCTACTACCACTTTTCATTGTCAC